CCCCAAAAGCATATTGTGTAATTGCGCCTGATGCTATTTGTGTATAGTAATCCGTAGCACCTACTTGAAACAAATTGTTATCAAGGTCAAAGTATGCAGTTCCTTTTATAGACTTTAGTACACCCGTTTGGATTGCTCCTGCCGTAAGATTGTCAAACACAACTTCGTTTGCATTGATATGACCTTGCCCGTTTTCATCAATATATATCGCCGCAGCATTCATTGTCTTTCCGCCGTCAGAACTGAAGCCGATGCCGCTTGAATTGGCCATAATAACATTCTTATTAATCGCCGAATACAGTTTCCATCCCGAATTGCCCTGTGTCGGGTCATCAGGGTTAACGGGAATAAGTTCAAATATGCTCCCCTCGGTTTGGGTGATTATGTCGGTGGCTTTCTCAATTGCTTTTTGCAGTTCGGTTTTCTGCTTATTAAGCGCCGCCCTTGTGCGTTCATCAACGGTATCAAAGGAAATATCCGCATCGCCGCCCGGGCATTGCGTATTAATTGACAATCCACCAGTCATATCTATATCTTGACTTGCTACAAACACCGTATACGATTTGCCGTTCTTATCGGTTACATAAACGGTATCGCCGCATTCAACGCAGGGATTGCCTCTCCATTCACATGTTGAAGGCTGAAAACTTGCGCCTGCATATATGTTGTAGATTTCAGATATTTCCGCTTCGGTAATGATAGGGTTCGCAAAACTTATTCCCCTACCCGTTCCTGCGGTGAACACGGCATCATCAATGCCAGAGGTTATTGAATTAATAACAAATTCATTTTCGGCGGTTTTCTTGAATCCGTTCTGCCACTGAACATCGGCGGTAACCGTAAATTCATCCTCCGGAACATACGCATATCGCTTAACCGCAAGTTTGCCGACAGTATTCATCCTTGCGTTTGCGCCGAAAAGTCCTGCCAAGAATCCGCACACTTCTCTCTCTGTATAAGATGTAAGTGTAAGCGCTTCGGATTCGGTCACTGTGCGGCTCTGCATTGTGCTGAGAACAGCACTTCCAATATCAAGTTCAAAATTATATTTGTCTGCAACCTCTTTGATTAAGAGATATGCAGTGCTCGGCATTGAAAGATTTGTGTTCCATTTTCCGCTCATTTCGTCAACGCCGTCATAAGCCGTTACTTTTACGGTGTTCCAATCATCATCGGTTTCGGGTTTATCGACCTTATAATATCCGCAAGGGATATAATAAAAGCCTTCGCTCGATTTGCTTACTTCAAGAGTGAGTTCGGAATCATAATCAAAAGACTGAAACCTTACCCATTCAGCACCTGCAGGCGGTTCAACGGTTACAGTTGTAACATGATCGCCCGAGTCGCTTGCATATTCCGCTCCCGATAAAAAGTTTTTGTTCGCATCATACCAAAGCACTGATGCCGCTCCGTCTTCGCCTCTGCCCGTATAAACAAAAATATCCCCTTCAAATACGGGGATAAGATTTGTAACTTTTGAATATATCGTTTCAGTTTCTATAAATTTGCCGTTTGGTGTATGATAATATCCGCTCTTCTCCGTATACGATACATCAAACGGATATTTAACACCGCATTCAACAAACATGGTTTTGCCGTTATAGTTACAAGTTTTATCGGGGTTATAAAACTCGGCAATGCAGGAAGAAGCGCAGCAACCGCCCAATACAAGCCCGCTGCTGTCGCCGTTGCCCTCCTGCGATATTTCGATTTTTGTAATGCCTTTTTCAAAGCCGATTTGCTTTAAAAAGTTTGCGCCCGTACCCACTCCGAAAGAAAGCCTGTGACAGAATTCTCTTGTCTGAGCGGTAAGCGCATTGTAAACGCCGCTCTTAAGCGTTGTGTCTGTTATTTTATACATTACATTTCCACCGCCTCAAAAGAAAATTCATTGTAATACCACAGATTTTCACTTTCGATATGATGAATATCAGGCGTTACCGTTGCTGTATAGAATGTTTTTGTATCATAGGTTCCTGTTTTGGGATTTGGGCAGTAAAGGTTAAACTCACTTTCCATAACGATTTGCAGAATTTTTGCGACCTGAGTATTGTTCAATCCAAAAGGGAAGGTAACGATATAACTTTGCTTTTCCGCTATCTTATCCCGAAACATCGCACCTGTGTTGTTATCTCTGCCCGATTTGGAACTGTCAAGAGCGTTGACCGCAGGGGTCATAACCACAGGTGTTGGCAAGTCAAGCCATGTACTGTCCGACTTTCTTTTTATTTTTGCCGCTACCATAGTTTATCCTCCCTGCTTAATGGGCGATTTGCCCGTTTTCCTTATAACACCGTTGACATATTCAACAGCCTCTTCGCCGATGACCTTGCCGTTAAGAATAAGTTGAATAACAAACGGAACTCTGTTATGTTTACCTGAGCCGCTCTCTTCTCTTACAATCTGCCTTAACAGATTTTCGGGAAATTCAAGGTTTCTGCCGTTCTTTTGGTCACCGAGAACTGCAAGGAATTCACGGTTTGCAGGAATAACAGCACCTTTTGCAAGGCGAGGAATTGATATAGTCGATAACTCTTTAAGATTAAAACCTATTGTTCCGCCGCCAAGAATCTCCGGCATTTGAATATCTCCAAGAGAATTGAGTTTACGGATAAGCCAGTTTATTCCGCTTATAATTCCGTTTACCATGCCCTCAACGTTGTCAAGCATAGCATTGATTTTTTCCCTGACTGCAGATTTAATAGCATCAAAAATGCCTATAACAGTATTTTTGACAGCGTTAAATTTTGTTTTGAATATTTCCTTAATCGTTTCAATTACTGCATTGAACCAATCTTTAACCGCAGAGAAAATATTTTTTATCCCTTGCCATGCCCTGTCCCAATCTCCTGTAAAGATGCCTACAAGAAAATCTATAATACCGTTAATCACTTTAAGCAGATTTTTTATAGTATTCGATATGAAGTTTACGACAATAAAAAATGTGTCTTGAATATTTGAGAGAACTGTTTTTACAATTGGCACAACATAAGTCATAAGCCAATCAATTATGGGCTTAATCTTTTCCTCATACATAATGCCAAGCCATTCCCCTATTCTTCCGACAAATCCTATTACCTCATCAACAACCTCTTTGAGATTTTCATCCCAAATCCGATTGACCCAATCAAGAGCCTCACTGAGAATAGGAACAATGATATCGTTGTAAAGTTCAAGTAACCGACTATGAATATCAAGAACAGCCTTTGACACCCAATCAACAATTGGTTGGCCGTACTCTTCCCATTTTTCGCTTATAATTTCAAATACATCTGTTACAACAGTAGATATTGTATCGAATGCACCTGTTAAAATATCAATTGTGCCGCTCAACGCCTGTTCTATTTCAGGTTGATTTTCAGCAGCCCAATCGCTGATGTTTTTCGTTACTGTTTCAAATGCACCGCCAAACACCGTTACGATAGTTGAACCTGCTGTACCGAACATGGTTTTTATACCATCAAGCGTGGCTTGAATTTGCGGTTTCGCTTCGTCAAAGGCGTTTGTAAATGCAGCACCTATTGTACTTGCCGTCTCTTTGAGGTTTTCAAATCCCGAGCCAAAATCAGAACTCTTAAGCCATTCTGTAAAACTGTTAAACTTTTCTTTTAAGCGATCTAAAGCCCTTTCAAGATTTGTAGCAGAATCTTGAGCATCCTCAGTGTTCCATGTTACATCGCCCATAGAACCACTCAAACCGCCAGCGCTTACCGTGCTTGCAGATGCGTTTTCGTCATCGCCGAGTTTATTCAGTTTATCAAATCCTGCAAGTGAGCGTTTTGCCGCTTCTGTAGCCTTATCTGTTGATTCGGCAAGTTGTTCCTCGGCATCAGCAAGAGCCGTTACTCCTTCTGCAGCACTTGACGGTAAAACCTGTTTACCGAATAAAATTGCCGTAACCTCTTTAAACTTGTTTGCAAGGTTAATAAGCGTTGCCAAGAGTTGATTCAGCATTTTAAGCACAGGCGTAAACACCTGAATCAATCCCGTGCCGATTGCCGCTTTCAGGCTTTCAAACTGGAGGTTTAGCACCCTTGTTTGGTTCGCCCAACTGTCAGAGGTTCTTGCAAAGTCGCCTGCCGCCGCAGATAATGAATGCTGAACAAACGCAAGCCTAAGCGCAACCTTTTCCTGCTCCGTCATTGCCTTTGTTGTTTTGCCGAATCCGTTGGCCATTGCGAATTCATCAAGAGCAGTTTGTGTCATTACAACACCGAGTTCTTTTAAAGCCTCGGTTTCTCCCGTATATACGGCTTTGAGTTTGGTATACGCTTCATCCACGCTGAGGTTATAAAAAGATGCAACATCACCTGCAAGCCCCGTTAACGCAGCCGCTTGCTGATACGCTTCCTGAACAGAATATCCGAAAGATTTTGACATTGCACCAAATGTGCCCATATACCTTTTTGTTACCGTTTCCGATAAGCCAAACTGTTTTATTGCATTTTTTGCAAATTTATCAACTTCCGTTGACATAGAGCCAAAAGCAACATCAACAACGTTTTGCACTTCCTGCAAATCAGATGCAAGGTTTATTGCCTCTTTGCCGAAATTTATAAGCGCAGAAACACCAAAGGCAACACCTATTGCACTGCCTATACCTACAAGGGCTGATTTAAGCCCCTGCAATCCCGCTTTCAGCCCTGTATTATCAAGTTTAGTAGAAATTACCACTTTTCCGTCTGATTTTATTTGTCCCACCACCTTTTATAGGTGTAAAAAAATCACCCGTAATAACGGGTGACACATTTTTATATTGACTTTTTAATTTTTTTGTATTATTTTAGAGAAAAAGGAGGAGTTTTCTATGTTTTGTAAGAATTGCGGCAAAGAAATAGATAACGCCGCTGTTGTTTGCCCCGCTTGCGGAGTTGCTACCGATAACTTCAATCAGAACAAAACTCAGCAAGTCCAAAACACACCGCCAATAACTATAATCAATACTAATAACAACACAAACACAAACACCAATACCAACAACACAGGATTTGTCAGACAGCCTAAAAGCAAAATGACAGCCTTAATCCTCTGTCTTATTGGTTTCTTTGGCATTGGCGGTTTGCATTATTTTTATGTCGGCAAAACCGGCAAAGGTATCCTTTATCTTTTAACCGGCGGTCTGTTCCTTGTCGGAACAATAATTGACCTTTTCCGAATTCTCGGAGGCGGTTTCAAAGATAAATATAATATACCGGTTGCCTAACCAAGTATTTCATTAATCCTTTCTCTCTCCGCAAGTTCATCAGCCGTGTACCTCTTTTTGAGGTCTACACGGCTTTTATTTTTGCGGTAATATTCTTTTTCCCAATCGTCAAGGGGCTTACCTTTTCTGAGTTTGTCGCGTATCGCAACAACCGTTGAAAGTTGCCCCTCGCCGATACCCATAAAATAAGCCATGAAAGTCCACCAATGCAGAAACTCAACGGCACGAACATCGCACCCTGCTACCTTATTGATATCGGCAGCAATAAGCAATCCGTCCTGCTGCCAATCAATCTGCTTTTGCGGAGGTTGCTGCTCCTGCTCATCGTTTTCGCCGCAATTGATGAACCATATCATCAGTTCTGCCGCTTCTGCATATGCATCTGAGGGCATTTCAAAGAAATCCTCATAAAACATAGCCATAGCGCAGTAAAGGCAAATCTCTCGGGGTTCTTCGGGATTATCGAGTTGTTCTATAATATCAAGAATATCCCTATAATCAGCATTAACGGCATACTCAATGCCGCCAACTTCTATTTTATCGGGTAAACCCCATATCATTTTTTTGACCTCTTAACCTTATTCTGCTTAACCTTGGCCGCCTGCCTTTTTGCTTTTTCTTTTGTATATGCTGCAACCTCTTTTTCGATAATCGGTGTTATCGCTGTTATAAAATTCGTAATAACCCAATTACCCGTATCGGTCATCGAAAAAGCGTTTGTGCCGTCAAAGATAGCATCAAAATCATTGTTTGTGCCGAAACACTCCGTAAGGGCTTTTTTAGCCTTTTTATCTGCTTCTTCAAGTGCAAACGCACATTTTTCAAGACCTTCCTCGGTGTCAACATCAATTTCCGCTCTTGCGGTTTCAATATCCTCGCCGATTTTCATAACCGCATCGCGCATACGCAAAAAGCGTGCATAAAGGTTAGCGTCCGTAGGATTAAAACTGAATATTGCTCCGTTGTCATTGACTTCATAGCGTTTTAAGCCTGTGCTGATTATAAGTTTTTCCATGATTTATTTCCTTTCTCGACATCAAAGAATATTGATTAAGATGCTGTATCAGCCGTGAATGTTTTCTTTGAGACATCAAACGTGCCCTTTGTTCTTTCGCCGACATAGTAGATTTCAAAGGGAATCTGAATGCCGTCTGAACCGCCGATGCTCTGAGGAACTACAACCGCATTTTCACGGTATGCAGATTCAACATTGCCTTCATCATCAACAACAACATCAACAACGGTTGTCTGAACACCGTTGCCTGTAAGTCTTTCGTCAATGATTTTCTTGAGTTGTGTATAAAGGGGATCACCTTTGTATGCATAATAAGTGCTTACGCTGCCCTGAGGCGCATAACCCTTAACATTTGTTGAACTCTCGCCCAAAATGTTTGTTTTGGTTTCGACCTCAGGGTTAAGAGCAATGGAATACTCTTCAAGGTCCTTACCCAATCTTGTATAATTGGGCGTTGTTGAATTGAAAGCCGCATCAATATAATGAGCAAGGTATTTACGCTCATATTTTGCTCCGTTTTCAAGTGCCATTTTTATTTCACCTCATATTTCTTTTTGAAATTAAAAGAGAGTTGCACCATATAAGTTGCAACTCCCTCAATATCCGCATCATAAAGCACACCGTTTTGTGCTGATGCTTTTTCTTTTTCACCTGTATTTCCGAACGTAGGCGCTTTACCGAGAATGCTCTGTTCCTGCACCCACTGCTGAAACTCCATAATCCAGTCTGCATTCAAAGCCGCTCCGATATCATCCTCAGGGGCTTTTGAAAAAACATAATACAAACCGAAATTATATTGATTTTCAACCGTTACATTACCGATAACATCCTCAACGCGGCTTATTTCAACAAGCCCCGACGGAAAAATGCCGCCGTTTGCGGGGATATTATCGGTATAATCAACATTGAATTCCGAAATACCGTCAAACTTGGGAAACGTTTTTATCCATTCCCTTACCTTTTCAAGGTCTGTCATTTATCCGCTCCTCCTGTTGATGAATCGTTGTAATTCACGGGCAAGAACTGCACCCTCCGCAGCAGAAAGCCGCCTATCCCAGAACGGACCCGCAAGCGGATGTTTCGTTGTTGTATATTTAAGCGGAATATCCGTTACGGTTTTGGGCGGTTTACCTACCATAACTTTACCGTAATAAAGATATTTGCCATACGGCACATCGAGAATGATATAAGGCTTTCTGATGTTTGTTTGTGCAATCATCACCTTAATTGTTGCGCCAGTTCTGTACGGCATATACTTTTTCATTCTGCGCATGACATTGTTTGTGTGAAAAGCCTGCACCGAACCGTTTGCATCAAGACCTTTATCCTTCAGAATCTTATCAATTGAATTAAGTCTCAAATAAGCCTTTGTGCCGTTCGGCAGGTTAGCAAGTTCAATAGCATCCTTTGCCATTATCCGCTCGCCTCCACATGGCATATTTCACCCCGATAATATTTCGGGTCAACCGTTTCAATAACGACAAGCCCCGCTCGGTTTGCCGGGATAAACTTCGCCCATTCCTCACGGGTAGTTATATCCGCTCCGATTCCGAGCAGGACTTTATCTTTCGACTTCAAATCGGCGTTACCGCGGATAACAAGCAGAAAAGAGTTACTCTCCTTGCTGCCT